CTCCGCCCTCTGCGCCCATGCCAGAGAGTTGCCCTAAGATATCCATGAGGCCGCCCTTCTTTTTCTTGGCCATCTCGCGCAGCAGCGGGTTGGTCTCCGCGCTGAACACCATAGGCCCGCCAGAGATTTGCATTATTTCTTCCCCTTTCGCTTCTTGCCCTCAATCTTGGCGTCAAGCTCTTTGACGGCCTCGGTGAGAAGCCCAACGACCTGCGGAAAGTCGACCATCATCTTGCCGTTGCCGGCGCGCATCACGGCCTCTGGCATCTCGTCCTCCACGTCCTGTGCAGAGACGCTCATGCTCTTGCCGTTTGGTCTCTGGCCGTTCTCTTCCACGTCGTCCTTGTACTCGTCCTCCCACTCAAACTCGATGCCCTTCAATCGGTTCACCTTGTCGAGCGGGTTCTTGAGCTTGGAGACATTCTTCTTCATGGTCTCGTCGGAGAACCCGGCGATCGTGCTGCCGATCTGTCCCGCCATCTGCCAGTAACTCGGGCGGCTCGTCACAGTCCCCGTCTGCGTCACGTTATACGGACTCGCGCTCACCGCACCCTGCCGGATCGCAAGCTGCTGGAGCGGGAACTGCTGCCGCCGGAAGTCTTCTTCACGCGCCGCGTTGAGGAACTGCTGGTACAGGTTCTGCTGCGCCGATCCAAGTCCCATCATGGCAGCGCCGGCACCGTAGCGGTTCTGTAGCGCCATCTGGCCGAGGTTGGCAAGGTTAGTCGCCGTGGTGCCACGGAACTGCCCAGCCTGAAGTCGCGCCGCCTCATACATGCGCTGCGCCTCTAGCTCACGTTGCGCCTGCTGCTCTCCGGCGCCTAACTCAAGTTGCCGTGCGCGCAGCGCCGCGTCTTGGTTACGCGCCGCCGCATCCGCCATGGCGCGCTGGTTGGCCTCCTCTGCGGAGAGTCCCATCTGCATGTACTGCATCACCGCATTCTGGTTCGCCCTCGCCCCTTCAAGCCCAGCCTGCACGTTGAACTGCCCAGTCTGCGCCGCTTGCCGCTCACGCTCTGCTTGGGCCTGCTGGTTTGCACGGGCCGCCTCAAGTGCCGCCTGCACGTTTGTGGTTTCTGCCGTGAGGCCCATGCGCTGCGCCTCAAGACCAGCCTGCTGGTTACGCGCCGCCGCATCCATTTGCGCCTGCTGGTTCGCCTGCTCGGCGGTCAGTCCGGCGCGCATGTACTCCTGCACTGCCGCCTGATTGGCACGATCAGCTTCTAGTTGCGCCTGCACATTTGTCGTCTCTGCGGTCAAACCAAGTTGACCAAGGCGCATATCACGCTCTTGGTTGCTGATCTGGCCCGCCTGAGCAAGGCGCATCACTTCCTGCGCCGCCGCTTGGTTGGCAAGTGCCGCCTGCTGCTGCCGCCCCACGTCGGCTTCTCGCAGCGCCGCTGCCTCACGGAAACTCTGCGCACGCTGCTCGGCGACAAACCGATTGCGCTCACGCGCCGCCTCACCGGCGGCAATTCCCTCCTCGATCGCCGCACGCGAACCACCGAAGGCACGCGCCGCCGTTGCGCGCTGGGCGCGCTGCATACGCGCCTGCTCTTGCGCGCGGTCAATGTCAGAAAGGCCGACATCAATCACGCCCTGCTGATACGGGTTAGCGTAGGCGCTAAGGTCGCCGCCTACGTCACGCCCAAGGAAGGAGGCCGCTTGCACGGTCGGCGCAGCACCCGGCGCGGCAATATCACGCGCCGCAAACATCGTGCCGACGCGACCGGCGCCAACGAAGCGTGGGCCGCCGGCAAGCGACGCGCCAACCCTTTCTGCCCCAATGCGTTCTGGGGCGAACGTGGTGCCGACGCGACCGGCTGCAATATTCTGCACGGCAGCAGGGCCGGCAACTTGCCCCACTGAGACGCGTTCAGGGCCACCGGCAAGCGACGCACCAATACGCTCTGCTGCGATACGCTCCGGCGTGACGCGGGTATCAATGCCGCGCGTGCTGATCGGGCCAGCCTGGTAGCCAAGGTCGGCAAGCGACTGTCGTGCCGCCGCCTCAATCTCAGGAACGAACCCGCCCTCTTGCGCGATCCGTCGCGTCATGGCCTCGCCGGCCATGTAGTCACGCGTGAACGGCGCAACCATGAGGCCGCGATACGGTTCATACGGGATCGCCGCGACCTGCTCCGCGAACGCTAGGTTCCCCAGCACACGGTTATAAATCTGCGGGTCAATCTCCGTCTTGGAGACTTCTCTTTTCTTGGACTGAAACAGTTTGCTCATAGTCTTTTCTCAAGAACCACTGCGGTTCGTTTATAACCATCAAGCGCCCGCTGCCAACCGGGTCGCCCCATGATCAGCATCGTGTCGCAGTTAATGTGCCTCGCCCACTCCTCAAGCACCGGGCGAATGATGTTGTCAATTTCCTTCAGGTCGCCCGCGCCGATGATGACGGTGAGCTGCTTTAGCCTTGGGAAAATATCAATCGTCGTGATGACACAACTATTTTCCGAAGACCAAAATTGGTACTCGCCGCTCTTGATGCCCTCCACCACGTCGGCGTAGTTCATCTGCCCGTACCCTTCGGCAAGCGCACGGTCAATGAGTTCGCGGAACGGGGCGATGTACTCCAGCCCCTCTACCTCTTCGTGGCTCATCGCTCACCACCCGCAACCGCATCGAGGCGCATCACGCCCACGCGCCAGTCGGTCATGGAGTCGCCGGTAATCTTCATCTCTACCTGCCGCCCGGTAAACCGTACCGGGGTGTAAATGGAGTCGATGGTATACGTTCTCGTGGACTGTGAGCCGTTCGGCGCGAAGCTCGTCAGGAACTGCACGCCGACCGAGCCTTGCGTCTTCTCGTCGGCAATGAGTTGCCGCGCCACCATGATCCGATCGCCCTGCCCAAACTCTATCGGCCCCGTCTGCGCGAACGGCGTCGCGCCGTCATAGGTCACGCCGACTTCATGCTCGTAGACGTAGCCGTCAGTGGAAACCATGATCGGGTAGTTGAAGACGCCACGATCCGTGCCAGCAGTGCGACCGAGCGAGCCGATCATCCAGTGGCCCTCGCGGTAGTTGTGCACGACGTAGGAGTCCACCTCGGTGTTCGCCGCAGAAGGATAGAACCACCATACCTCGCCAAACTGGTTGTTGGCGACCGCGTACACCTTTGACCGCTGCGCCTGCGAGAGGTTGTTCACCACATAGTCGAGCACGTCACACTTCAATGGGCGCACGAAGCCGTCGTAGGTGAAGAAGCCAGAAGGCGACCACCAGTACGCGACCGACTCCACGGCGGCGACCGCCTGCGCAGAGATTAGGCCGCAGCCCGTGGCGATACGCTCAAATCCGTACACATACGGCGCCCCTTGGTACTGGGCCGTGTGTACGTCAACGTCTGTGAAGATTAGGTTCACGCCGCGCAGTCGCTTGCCCGCGACGATGGAGCCGGCTGTCTCTAGTTCTATGTCACCCGCCTGGTTCGTGATCGCGGGCGTCCATGTGGTGTTGTCTTCTTGATCTGACCACGCCACCTTGCGCGCGTTGCCGCCCGCGCCCAGCGCGAACACGAAACGCTCTGCGGTGACGAGCACGGCCTTGTTGCTGACGGGCGCGTTCGTGAGCGCCACGCCGTCGTTCGCCGTGTTCAAGTCCCACTCATAGATTTTGCCATCCGCGTTGGAGCAGGCGAGCAGGTACTCGCCCCAGTTATCAAGGCTCCACGTCGTCGCCGGGGTGGACGTGCCGGTGTCAGGTCGCGGGGTGCCGTAGGAGAAGAGGCCGTAGGGGCCGCCGCCGTAGCCGAGGTTCAGCACCGCGTCGGCGTTGCCTGGCGTAAACCCTGCTGGCGTGATGTCCGTAAGCGTACCGGACTCGCTCATCGCGTAGAGTTTGCTGTGCGTGCCGAGCGCGATCCAGCGCACGTTCGCGTTGGTGCGCCACGTCAGGAGGCCACGGCACTTGCCCGTGAGCTGGCTCGATGCACGCTTACGCCACCCGCCCACCGGGCGCATGGTTCCCTCGTACCAGCGCACAAGGCTGGCGTCACGCCAGCGGCCCTTGCTCTGGTAGTCGGTGCCGTTGCGATAAACGCCCGGCTGGATGTTCAGCGGAATCAACGCCAAAGCGTTACTCCTTTGTTGGTACGATGAAACCCTTAAAGAAGGCGATCAGCAGGCCAATGCCCGCCGCCAGCCCCGCAAGCCACTTCACGAAGGCCACCAGATTCTCTGCCGTAGACCACGCATCAGCGAGCTTCTTCAGGTCGCACTTCACCTCAGCCATGTCGCTCTGCAAGAGTTCCATGTCCTTTCTCAGCAAGGCTAGTTCCACGGTCTGATCCTGCTCTGACATATCACGCTTCCTTCTGCTCTGGCTTAGGCTTTACTTGTCTTTTACCCAAGGCAGCGGCGGCGTGACGACCGGCGGGTTCTTGGCATTAGCGATCTGCTGCGCCACCGCCGCCTCTGCGCTGTCTTTGTCCACGCCGTTGGCCCAGATCCAACCAAGGACTTGGTTTTGCGTCAGGTCAGCATACGGCGTAAACGAACCGCTTGGAGCGGGG